CGGACCTGAATGCCTTTGCTATTGTTGGTAACGAATCGGCAACAACCTGAAGTTTTGAGAATATATCTTCTAAATTTGTTCCGCCTCTGTGGGTTTTAAGTTTATCAAGGTGATTTAAAGCGCCACTAATATCGGTTATAAACTTTACAAAATTGTTTATATTGTCAAGGACTTCCTTTGTCAACATCGGGAGTATGTCAAATATAACAGTCTCGACAAGATTTAAAAGGGCTCTAGTGTCTATATTTTGAGCCATATCAGCGGCCATAGCTAATTGATAAATAGCAGATGCCATGCCTTCAAAGAAACTAGTTAATAATTGCATGACAAGCGTTGCTAAAGATATCGCTATTCCTGATGCAAAATTAGTATAACATAACGTTATTATAGCAAATACACCAACAAATATTCCATAAATTGCTGCTAATTTTGCATACCCATTTCGCCAACTAACTTTATCTAATATTTCTAGAGCGTCTGACATCTTAATTATGGCTCTAGAGAATACTTGGAAGAATACTATGAGGGCTCCAAATGCTATTGTGGCTGCTATTATGGACGCTACATGTTTACCAAATGCTCCAACGAATGATGCCATTGCTGTAAATATACTTACGAATATCGCAAGTATTGCTGTTAATTTAAGCATCGGCTTGAGCTTTACATTTTCAACCTTAGCAGCGGTTACCGCTAATGAATCAATTAAAACTGTTAATATAACTAATGTTCCGGTCATTGCTGTAAATATAGCAATTGTTTTAATCACATTCTTAGCAGTTAATGCCTGCATATTCTTTGCTGCAATAGCAAATGCTACAGCTATAGCAAGTAATGCCCCTATTACAAAAGTTATAAGACCTGCTACATTTACTAAATTGGTATTTTCAATCTGCTTACCGACACTACCTATTGCTGCAGCTATTCCAACAATAGATGTCAAAATTCCTATGGCAGCAGTAAATGATATCAATACATTCTTTAATTCTCTTGCATCTGGGAATTTGTCACGTAATTGGATCATTACGGCCGTAATCGTAGCTACTAATATTGTCACAACAGCAAATATTCCAGTTGCTATTCCAATAGATGTTCCACTTATGTTGGATTTATTAATAACTAACAATAATGCGGATATTGCAGTCATTAATCCAACCATTGACATTGATAAACCAATAACTTGAATTATTATCTTGCTGATTTTATTAATATTTGATTCTGTGAATTTTCCTGCATTCTTAACCATCTTATACATTGCTATGGAAACTACAGATATAATTGTAGCTACCATTCCAAATACAGCTGCAAGTTTTAAGAAAGAATTAAGATTGCCATATTTATCAAATATAACAACTAGTCCAGCAAGTATTGCCATATTACCAGTCATAGCAGTTAATACAGCCGAAATTGTTGTAAGAACTCCTTGTACTTTTTCAAGTTTAGATTTAGTTAAATCTTTACTTGCTGCTATTATTATAGCGAAGGCTCCTGCAACACTTATCAATAATGCGGCTATACCAAACATAAAAGATAAGAATCTTCCAGATGTATTCATTCCAGAAATCTTAGTAACTATTGCTATAGTTGCTATTAATATCGTTAATGATGATACTAATGGAATGATTCCTTTCTTTATAAGTTTATCTATTGACTTTACTCTCTTTTCAAACTCGGCAGATCTAATCTTCATACCATCAAGATTATTGATAGTTGCATTGATTCCAATAAGCATTGTTAGCATTATAGTGAATAAAGCTCCTAATGCTACTGCTACATTTTCTCCGCCAGTAAGTTTAGAAATTATTGCTAATTCTGCTACTGATATAGCTATGGATTTTATAAATGATGTAATTTCATTAAGAAGAGTTGTTACAGAATTAAGTACATTTGGCTTAAATGCATTATTGTACTTATTAACTAATGCTAATAATGCATATATTGACCCAAATGCTAATCCGAGTGTTAAAATTACAGATACCCATGCTGCTTGTATGTCATCACTATCAGCTATATTTCTAATTATAATAAATCCTACAAATACTGTAAATAAACCCTTTATATAAGAAGAAAATGCTTCTATTGCTTCTGTTATAGAAGCTATATATAATGAAGCTTTTTCTAATTTATTTGGATCTGCTTTTCTTCCAAGTGTAACCCCTTGTAATACACCAATTGCTATAATTAATCCACCAAGAATTGCAGCGCCGATTCCAAATATCTTTAATACATCGTTTACAGCTTTATCTATAGCATCATGCCCAAATAATTTCTCAAGAACTGCGAATGCAATAACAGATGTAAAAAGCATTTTGAAATATGGCATTATACTTGATAGGAAATTAGCCATAGCTTCAAGTGGATCATTTGTTACTTTGGATTTATGTTTATGTAAGAATTTACCAGTTTCTTGTGTTACTGTCGAAAATTCATAAAATCCTTTAGATAGATTCCACATTATTAATGTGAAGCCTATTAAAATTCCTAAAGTTGATAATAATATTATTCCAACTTTAGCAACAGCACTTCCAAATTTCTTCCAGCCACCTTCTCCACCAAATAATAATTCAAAAGCTATTATACTTCCAAATATTACCATTAGGATTTGGGATACTGTTAAGAATAACTGTTTTATAGGACTTATTATTAACTGCATATGCCCGACATTAGACAGCATTCTTAAAGAATTTAATATTGCTGATATAGATTGGAATATACTTACAACACCCTGTATTACGGTAAACGCTATGACAAGTGTTCCAATTTTAACAGCTAATCTAATTAATGCATCAACGCCAGCATTTAATTTGTCCGTATCAACAGAATTTATTACAACCATTAAAACTGTACATACAGCACCAAAAGCCAAAATCATTGTGGTAAGTGCTGCGAATTTAGCTGCTGCTGCTCTATCGGCATAGCCTTTTGCCAAATATCCAACGCTTGCTAAAGCCGTTATTGCCGCATCTACAGCTCTTAAAGTTTCATAAACTGTAAATAATATTATAGCGCTAATAGCCGCTAAAGCAACCTTTACCCAATTAAGACCATCTAAGAAATCCGATAATCTATCAAACACCCATTTTATAACATTTACTAATACTTTATACATATTAGTAATGAATAATACGACCCCAGATAAAGCTAAATTTAATACTTTAACCCCAGCATCTAAAACTTTCTTAACATTTATAAAGAATCTTTCAAATACTGTTGGCGTATTTTCATTAGCTTCTATTTCTTCTGGAGTCATTAATACTCCGACAGATCCATCGTTATCTCTATGAATATCATTAACTTTCGACTTTACATCTGTTAACGAATCGCTAACGGTTTTTAGTGAATTTTCTGCCTGTTTTCCAGCTTCTTTAGCTACACTGTTTAGATTTGACACATCAGCCGAAGTTTTCTTAACAGTTTTTCCGATCGTAGAAACTTTCTTATTTGTAGAATCCAGGGTTTTATTAACATTATTAATATTTGAATTTGTTGATCTAATAACTTCTGGATCTGGTAACCCTGATGAATCAACAGTAAGTGTTGTTTTCTTCTTTTTTCCAAAAACACTCCTTACTATATCAGATAATTTATCAGCACCACCTAAAATATCACTAAATACATCAAATATTCCATACAAAGCATATGATGCACCACCACCTAATGTATCGACTATAACAAATATAATTTTTGCTAATTGAGCAAGAACTGATGTTATAGATGTTATTATAGCAAATATAATATTTAAACTTAATATTATTGCATCAAATGCTATATTTGCTAATAGTGATACTATTGTTGATAAAAATCTTATTAATCCAGAAGATATAATTCTAGAAACAACATCGATAATTCGTATTAGTTTATCTTCTATCTTAAATATAATTTCATAGAAGTCTCCGCTCACACCGAATATTCTTCCTAGAATCTGAACTGCCAAATTTAAGAATGGATATGCGATCCTAAATAAAGCTCTAACAACAGTATTTATAAGTTTTATAGTTTGGAATAAAACCATAAATGACTTTACAACTGTTGTTGCCTTATCACCGCTTAGTGTTAACTTATCAAAGAAATAAGCCAAGCCTCTAACGCCATTATTTAAATCTGGTAATTTTATACCTATTAGCCTTAATGCGGCTCTTATAGCTGCAATCCATGTATACATTGACATTGCAGCTTTATCCATCATATCTGTAAAATCTTTACTCTCTAATACCTTCGTTATAGTTTCAGTAATAGTAGTTAAGAAATTAGAATATAATGCAACTATTGGTTTTAGTTTAACACTTATTTTATCTATTATAGGTATAATGGAATTTAAAATATCTTTAAACATTTCGAACGTTGGTGTTGCAAATGCCTCACCAAGTCTCGATAATGCTGCTTTAGTATTTGACAATGCGCCAGCAAATGTCTTATTTGCATCCTTTGCATGCTCTCCAAAAGCTTCATCCATTGCATTAGCAAAATCTTGGAAACTAATTTTACCATTAGTAACCATATCTCGGATTTCAGCTTCTGTTTTATTCATTGCTTTTCCTAATGTAGCAGCAACGTTTAAACCTCTAGCTTCTAATTGTCTAAGTTGCATAGTCATTAATTTGCCTTGACCAGCTACAGTAGTAAATACAGCTCCTATGTCCTCGTATGTGCTATTTGTCATGGCAGCTACACCAGAAATGGCTCTCAATGAGGTTCGCATATTATCGCCAAGTTCTACATTTGAAGCGACGAGCTGAGATGCGACTTTTGCTGCTGCATCAAGACCATAAGCTGTTCCTTTAACGCCATAGTTAATATCATCAGCTATATCTTTCCATGCAACTCCAAGACCTTCCAACATAAATTTAGCATTTTCTATGTTTTGAGATCTTGCAATACCTCCACTTATTGCCATACTAAGAGGTTTATTAAATGCTCTTACCATCTTAGTTCCAGCACTAATTGCAGCATTTGTTAATGAGAATAATGCCGTTGCACCAATTACTTGTAATGCTGAAAATTGTAATGTTGTTTCCTCTACAGCATTTGTTACACCGTCCATACTGGATTCTAACTTTTTAGCAGATTTTGCTGTTTTATCCAGTCCATCGGTTGATGCTGAATCGAGTTTTAATGCTTCGTCTAAAGCTTGAAGGGATTTTATTGTCTCAGATACATTCTGTTCAAATTTCTTATTATCAAATTCCATTTGAACGACGCGCTTATCTACTTCATTCATGCATTCTGTACCTCCCTCCAAATAGAATCGGCCATCTCATCAAATATAGGTTTTATAGCAGGATTTATAAAATCAAATCCTTCTACATAGCCACCATTTCGTGTGGCATGACCATATTGGACAAGTAATACTACAGGGACTCCATCCGGTGTAGTATTACTATTAGTCCATGTTATGGTTGTTTTATCCTTGGAAATATCAATTTCATAATCCCAAGAATCTGAACTTTCTCCAGTGTCTTTTGGCGTTGCTTCCGCTAACACTACGACACCTTTTTTAGCATAATGTTCGATCTTATTATAAAAATAACGGGAAGATATAAACCTTAAAAATCTCAGAGTTTTTGTGAAATCTCCTTTACTTTTTATGGTTATCTTTCCGTATTTAGGTTTCATACCTTGGAAATATAATTGGCTGACACATACCTAGGGAACTTATCTGCGATCTTGGCCCATCCTTTAGTAATGGTTTCAACCTCAATAATATCTCCATTATAATATTTGCCAACCGAGGCATAATTTACGCTAGGACCAGTTCGAACATTAAGAAATGATTTTACATTGATTACTTTATATGTTGTAGTCTTTTTCTTATCAGACTTAAGCAATTCATTTACTTTCTTCTGGATCTCATCATAATTATACCCAGCATCCTTGAGCTTCTTCTTTCTTTCGTCTCCATTGCCCCACTTGCCGGCGATTACTTCCTTAGCAATGTCATCTGTAGACTTTTTAGATTCATTTTGACTTTTTTCAGTCTTTGCTCCCTGAGAAAGATTAATAGCCATATGATGATTGTCATTTACCAAGATGTCTCCGGGTAAAAGGTAATTATCACTATTAAGATACTTAGATGCTGTAAGGATTTCGAACCCCGCCTTTCTAAGCATTGTTCTAGAATTGAACGTTGTCATCTTCTCAGATACTAAATTCTTAAGTTCATTGATGCCATCCTTACAACCAATGCCCTTAACGATCGCAGCTACTCCCGAAGAGCAATCTGCATTACACTTTGTTGTAATCTTATCTACCTTATACTTAGCCTTGACAAGCTCATTCCAAAAAGAGAGTCTTGTATCTTGGGCATAACCAATGCAATCATTCTTAGCAGCCTTTTCTGCATCATCTGCAATCTGCTTACGAATTTTTTCATCTGGGTATCTAGCTACAAAATTCCAAGGTCTCTTATACCATTCGATGATTTTCCACTCGCCACCTGTCTGATCTCCAGGCTTTCCGCCAGTGTACTTATTATTTTCATCATGTCCACAATTAGAAATCATGTGACCTCCTATCCTTTAGAACCCCAGGCAGCACGCCTTGCGGCGTTTAATGACCTGTTTTGGTTCATTATGTCTCGTTGATTCATCTTCTTTGGAGGGGTGTTCTTTATATTACAAACCTGTATCAGTGTCAAAAGTCTGTTAACATTCCAAGTTTCACACTCAAAAGGAATTTGTAGAGACACCATCCAGTAGTAAATTATTTCAGCTGTAATAGTGTCTCTACTCATTCCAGTCTGTTTATTAGCATTCTTTTGAGCTTCTGAAAAAGTTGTTGCTGTATACGGATCGTTAACATAATCAGCAATTTTTTGCATAGTATCATGGTCTGCAATTATTCTAAAGAAATCTTTTACCTTGATTTCTTTAGGTTCAACTATCATGCATCTATAATAATCTATGAGTTCATCCTTGGTAAGATCTTTGTTATGCAAAAAATGCTTATGGTGTTTTGCTTCCCAATCTGCTATTGACTTTAAGGAATGCTCCATAATAACTTCCATCTCTTCCCCGGATAAAAATTCCTCTTTAACTTCATCCCATACATCAACAACAGTAGGAACTTTTATTTTCAACATTAGTCCTGCTTCTTAGCAGAAATGGACGTTGTTTCAGCCTTCTGCTTCTCAGCCTGTTCTACAAGATTCTTGGGAAGAATTTCGTTAATAAACTTACTAGCTTCCTTTTCATCTGTTGCAAACAGCATAAACAGCTCTGAATATGCATTTGTCTGCTGGAACTCTTCTCTGATCTGATCATTCTTGATAAATCTACGACCATCATCAGATATAATACCATAAGACTTAATAAGCAATTCCTTAAAGAGTCTCACCATTTCCCGATTATCCTTAGCCTCAATAATATCATTGATGTATTTCTGCATACCACCGGGCATATTCAGCTCCATATCTGTAAGCTCTGCAGCTGTAAAGTTAAATCTGAATACCTCAGTAACCTGAACGCCATCAAATGTCTCATACGTGAGTGACTTCTTATACATAAATTGGTTCTCCTTTGTAAATATAATTAGTAAGAATATGAATTAAAGGACCTTTCTCATTCCGAGTGAGCTTTCATAGGCTAAAAACTATGGGTCGTTTAATTCATTTTGAATTTTTAAGGGTTAAAATCAACCCTCACCCTGCTGTTCGGAAGAAACAGTAATAGATGCTGTTGGTGTATACTCAACAGTATCAACTGTGAACGTAGCTGTGATTGTAACATCACCTGTCTTATCGGCAGCAGCTGTAACAATAGCTGTAGCTGCCTCAGAACCAACACTAGCCTCAACAGTAGCGATTGTGCTGTCACTAGATGTCCATGTTACTTCACCAGTGTAAGCAACGCCATCAAACTTAACAGCCAATGTCTCTGTGCCCTCAGGAGCGATTGTTGCAGAAGCAGGATTAATAGTAGCTGTATGAGATACAGGCGGCTCAGGCTGCTCCTGGAACATAGAAACTACTTCGCTCATAGAAGGGAATCTAGGTGTTGTGCCCTCATTAGAACCATCAGCATCTGTACCATACAGAATACCCTCAAGCTCTGTTAACTTAGATGTAAGACCAGCAGCAGCGATCTTAGCAGAATCGATAGTAATCTGAGCAGATGGCTTCATGTTGGCAATACCAGTCTCTACAGGAGTTGTGGTGATTGTCCAGCTGAAAGAAATAGCCTCAGGGCTATCATTGATTGTGTTATAGCTTCTATCAGAAGGGGAAGCCTTACAATTGTAAATAAGATGGAGCTTATAGCCAAGATCAGCATTTACATCATTACCAACCTTTGTTCTATAGCAGAAACCAAAGGCCTTTCTTGTCTGCTGACCAATAATAACACCTGTAGCAGGGGAAGCACTACCATCGCACTCAGCCCACTCATCAGGATATGTATAAGCCTCAATTGTCAGACCAAAGTCCTCAGCAGACATAAGAGACAGATACTTGATGTTATCAGCATAAATATCGTTAGCCTCGGCACCAGAAGGATTCTCTGATACAGAAGACAGACCATTCCATGCTACACCTGTCTCATACTCACCTGTTGTGGACAGCGGATAAAGCACACCATGGTCAACACCGGTTTCATAAAAACGTTCGCCAGTCTTATCCCAAACAAGTTTCGACATATTCATGTCCTCCTCAATAATATAGTATAAAAGAATCGTGATGTAAATCATCGGCAACATAGTGCCTATTAAATCGTATCATAGGAAGCCCCATCACTAAAGGCTTATAATACTTACTATCTGGATCATAATCTATAAGTTTTACATCATAGCAAACTGTATGTCTATAAGGCATGTTATTTGCATACTGTGTATAGCCACTAGATCTACTAATCCTTATACATGGATAGCACATTTTTAATGACGCTGGAGGGTCGATATACAAATTTGGTATATCAGTTATTTTCAATATTTTTACACGAAGAGCATCCATCGGATTCTGGTCCATTGTAAACACCCCCTAGCGTTAATTTTATTCTAGGATATGCTATTTTTACAGAGTTCACTTTCCATTTAACTCCCATATATGTAACATATCTTATGTTAGAAAAATTCTTAATGGCAAAGGGATCAGCAAGAATACTTATCTCATCACTAATCGTGAAGTCATCTGAGACTTTATCCTGGTTGTCTTGATGCCTAAAATTGTTTCTAACATCACCATAATATGATTTTTCAGTAATATTAGCTGGTGCCCAAACACCAGGTCTTATCTCTTCTTGACAAGCATATCCTACTTTCCCATAAAACTTTGCCATTTTGAATTTTTTCCTTATTAGTTATTAGCCTTCGCCATCATCGGGCTGATTAAGTGTCAAGCTGCTAAGATCATAGAGCTGCTCTCTTGTTGCTGTACCATCTGTACTAACAACCTTGAGCTTCTGATCAAGACTTGTAACTCTAAATACACCATTCTTATCGGGATCATTGATAATCTCAACAAGATCCATACCGATCGCGGAAGGAACGAGACCAACCTTTACAGATGTGGCATTAGGGTCAATATCAGAGAACTTAACTGCTAAATAGTTACCACTCTGAAGCTCAGGATCTCCACTGAATCCAGTGTAACCTGTTACATACTTCAGAACACCATCAAACTTTCCCTCATCATCTATTGTAATACCTGTCTGGAGATCTCTAACTCTCTTGCCTAAGATTGTCTGGGTGCCAGATTCGGCCTTAACTGTCACCCGTGAGAGGGGTTTGCAGTAGCTACCAGAGCGATAGCAGAATAAGGCTTAACAAGTGCGCCAGACATTCTCGTCTCCTTCAGCCACTTGTACTGGTTGTAGTCGATATCGAAGTCATCAAAGAGTCCATCAGACCTATTGTCCTTACCAACATTGTAGTCAACTGGATTAACGATAATAGCAACGATAGCCTCGCCATCCCTCTCAGCATTCTCCATTACAGGAACTGTGATAATCTTGCTTACGCGCATCTTTGTAGCAAGCTCCTGCTCTGTCTTATAAAGAGGATGACCAATTGTATCCTCGAGGAGCAGCATTTCTGTGAGCCAATCCTCTGTTGTGAACATGATGGGGCTGCCAGAACCCTTATAATCCTTACGAGCTCTAATGGCCTTCTGAATAATATCCTTGGCCTGCTCTACAGGTGTACCAGAAACAATTGTCTTCTTAATTGTAAAGAGCTCGTCGTCACCCCAGATAGGACGAATATGAGACTCCTGGATCTTATAACGATCGACGGGCTCTCTACCATCGCCAATCAGGATAGCGCGAGCAATCTCTTCCTTAAGCATGAAATCCATTTCACCCTTGATCCAAGCAACAACGTCGAAGTCTGTGATGTCAACCATGTCATCACGATCGAGCTGCTGGAGCTTATAGACCGTCTGAGGATCTGTTACTCTCTTAAGCAGTGTAAATACCTCAGAAACCTTCTTATCGCCCTTGATGTATCCTCTTGCACGAGCGGCATCCTCAGTAATATTAGCATACTGAGACTTAACTCTCGAGAAAGGTGTGTGATGGATAGAGCCCATGAGAACTGCTACCCAGTCCATATCTCTACGAATCCACTCAGGCGGATTATTAAGAGACTTATAATCAGGGAATAAGAAACTAGGATCATTAATACCATAGTTCTGAACATCCTCAGATCTTGTAATACCAGCAGAGGCATCGTCATGCTGTAAACCCTTATCTTCGCAATACTTCTTATAAACCTGCTTTAATGAACTAGCATGATTGTCTTTAGCTGTCTTTACAATATTCAGCAAATCAGAATGCGTAAGGCAGTTATCTTCAGCATAAGCAG